TGGATTTGGTTCCATAGCGGAAAGTGTGTTCACGTCGCCGAGTCGATGAGCGATGTAACAGCTGATATTGGTGACTACCTTGACACTTTGAAATAGGAGGCACATGAAAACACTCATACTTTCAGCTTTGCTTGTAATATGCGGTTGCAATTTTAAAGAGCCACGTCGAGACGGCAAGGCTAAAATCCCAGTGTTTAAAGTTATATGTAAACACCCACATAAAGGTTATGTATCTCATTTTGTCAAAGATGTTTACAAAAATATAAGACCGTATAAACATAGAAAATCTATCTGGTTTTTTAGAGATATCAATGGTGTTTTAGTTGAATCTAGTTTAGGATGCTATACAGACTCTACAATGAAAGGCTTTATAAAGAGATGAAATTACTAACAGTAAAAAGTTCTTTTGAGTTAAATTGTGATGGTTATAGACATATTATGCCTGCTGGTATTAAACTTAACTTTATTAAAGAAACATATTACTTTTATCATGCTTACTATGAATCTCATAATTACAAGGCATTAGTAGAGTGTAAAGGAAAAGAGATAGAATTAAGTTTGCATAGAGTTCAAGGTTCAAAAAGTTTTAAACTTTTAAGATGTAAACCTACACATGATGACGCAAGCAAAGTATTTTGGAAGGACTTATTTGAAGAAGAGTGTCCATTGGAGATTAAGTAGTTTTATGATGAATAACGAAGAATTGAAAAGCATTGTATTTATTATATTTTTAGTTTGTGCGTCATTTATGACTTTTTATCTAGTTATCACTTTTCCAACTTATTTTTCTGGATTCTTTTTCGGTCTATTGTTTTATTCTTTTGTAGACGCGATTATAAAGAAAGACTTGTAAATCAAATGAAAATAGAAGCCTTTAAAGTTAAAAGTTTGATAACATTAAGAAAAGATATGGGTAGCTTTCCTTTAGCAAAAAGTCTGCCTGACTTTACTGAAAAGTTTGATGTTATTCCTTATTACTTAGGCCCACATCATGATGGATTTGCGCTAGAAGGCGACGCTCTTCTTGTTTTAGAATCTTTTACGAAAAAGAAAAAGTCTATTCCTTATGCTTACAAATGTTTGCTTAAAGATAAAGTAGTCTATCTTATTCATATGCAAGCAGAAAGTATAGATCCTAATATATGTTTTATTACGTGTAACAAATGAAATTATTATTTATAATATAAAGTCAACAAAAAAGGGGAATAATTTTGATAAATTATTATGCTTATTCAGGAGACAAAACACTTGAAGAAAGTAGAAAATCTCAAATTAACACATCTACTTTTAAGTCAGGTGATAAAACTTTTGCAATAAAACTTTGCAATAAAAAATTTGGAGAGAATAAATATAAACTGTTTTCATTTGAAAACTTTAACGAATTAACTACTTTTGACCAGATTATTTAGGAGATACAATGTTTGTGACAGACTTTTACGAAATTGCTGACGGCGTTGAACAAGAGATTGGTGTAGATATGCATCTTGACATTATCTTTAGTAATGATTTAAATCATTACTTTAATTACAGGTATGATTATGCTGAAGATGTTATTACATTAAATTTTGAAGTTGACAAAGGTACAGCATCAATTGACATAGTTAACGCAATGTCAGCAAACTACAGTTATCGTATGAACGAGATACTAGAAAATTACGTCGATTATAGTCACGAAATGTGTTATCAAGAATAGTTATGTTTTGTGAAGTAAGAATCGTTACAGACTGTGCTGTGTCTAACAATGAAGACATAAACGAAGAAGCGACAATCAAAGTTTTAGAACTAAAAAAAATGTATTATGATTTAAAAAATAGTTCAAAAATAATCTTGGAAGATAAAAGATTGACTGCTGTTTGTGAAAATAAACTTCTTTCAATCCTTATCTTAGACTCAAATCTTACTTGGAGCAAAATAATTTATTGAAAAAAAATAGCTCAATTTTAGAATTTAACATTATCAAGTATGCTTTTTTTGTCTGGCTGTTTTGTTTTTGTACGTGGTTAATAGAAATAATTTTTCATACTGAAAGAATTGTGTCGGCTGGTTTTGTATTGTTACCTATAATTTTATTAATGATCATTAGGAGGCTTTTATGAGTTGTTACTATGATTACTTTATTAATGCATGTATCTGTGAAGAAAAAATAGAGCAGATACCTGTAAGTGAAATTATTTATTTTTTAATGGAGACTTTTAATGTATAAGATGTTATTGTTAACTTTAATCCTTTTAACAGTTTCAGTTAGCTGCACTGATGCTGAATTTAGTCGTTACACCACACTTGGACAACGTGCAGAAATAATTTGCAGGTCGGGTGGTAAAATTTCTTTCCACGGTATTTCGACGGGCAAAGTAGCTAATGAAAAAAATAGTGATGGCTACTTTGCAAAGTGGGAAGTAATTTCTGCGCCTGAATACAGACATGCAAAGGCTGGTGATATTAGACCTGCAACACTTTCAAGCGATTGTGATATAATCTATATCGATTAATAAAGAAAGAAAAGAGAATCAAATTAATGATGTTTAAAAAAAATCTTGTCCTTCTCATCGCTTTGCAATTTGGTTGTGAAGCAAATCCTAAACCTTTGGACTTCATAGCATTCTTAAAAGACGCCGGTTATCAAAACTTATCATGTGATCTTAGCTACAACAAAGTTGTTAATTCATACGACTTTACAGCTAATATTGTTCCAAAAAACGCTAAACTTGAAATGCTTCTAGCAAGGTGTGATGAAAGTGATTGTAGTTTTGAAGTAATAGAAGATAGTTTTACACCCGCTAAAGTTCTTTGTCAAAGATTTCATGATAACGAAATTTTCAATAAAGAATTTAAAAGAGACCGCGCTTTACTAACTTTCAACACAGACTATTTTCTAGACATAAAAGAGTAATTTTATGTGTAAATTATTAAATAGCAAGCTATAATAAAACACAACAAATAAACAATTAATTTAGGAGCAAATATTTGAACATTCCCTATGTAGGCTTAATGATGCTTTATCTTATTCCAATCAGCGCAATGCTAATTCTTAGCTCAGTTCAAGACATCAAAGATATGTCAGAAAGAATAAAGAAAGGCGACTACTTTGTAATTGTTGAGAAATGTGCAGCGCCAATCTTATCTTTGGGCATTGCGTCTTCTTTTTATTTTTATTGAAGGGTTCTTATGAAAGACTTAATTAAATACAAATTTGGTGATATTTCTATTAAAAAGGTTTCAAACGGGTGGATGCTCATTGAAGGCGCAACAAATAATGAAGACGAAATAATGTTTTCTGTTTATGAGTCTGAAGAGAAACCTTTTTTAGATCACACAAATGCTACTATCGGCGACGCTGAATCTTTAGTTAGACTTTTAGAAGATGCATTCGAAGCATACCTGCAGTGTAAAAACTATGGTGGCATTTCAATTACCTTACACGAAAAAGGTTATGAAGAAGATGAAGAACAACTAATTGAAACATAATGTGTAAATTAGATTAAATACAAATATAATAATGGTATAAGGCAACAAAAATAAATTCTTTAAAGGTATAAAAAATGGCAAGGTATATTTCAAAGTTCGAGTTTGCTTGTGAATTATTTGGCTATGAAAAAGCAATTAACATAGACAAACCTATTATAGAATCATATTATAATGACTGGAAATCTTCTACTTATTCTTTAAAACTATATAAAAATTTACTTAAAACAAGAGGCTAATTTGATTACTAAAGAAGACTTTAAAAAACTGGACCTTGATAAATTCGAACATACAAAAAAATATAGTCAACTTCTAAGCTCGAAGCCAGAAGATCTCTTGATATGTCAAGAGTCAAGCTCTTATGAAAGTTTAATTAACAAATCTATTAAGATGGGAACACTTAATCTCAAACATAACGGCGACTTTTTTGATGTAGTCTTTCGTAACATTTCAGGAAGTGCTTTTGCGTTTTATCCTGGAAAGAAAGTTATAATCATTGGTTACCAAGCTCTAAATCGCTTGCTTTAATAATATAACTGCAATTGCAGTTATAAAAAACGTAATAATAAGTTTATTACGAATTGCCTTAGTTAAATTATAATATAGTTTTTCTAGGCTGCCCAAACTTAAACACACCACTTGAAAGGAAAAAGCATGGGAAATACACTTTTTGATACTAATCGTTTTGTTGAGAACACTTCTGTAAACCAACTGAAGAATGGCACAATACAATTTATGGACACACAAAATCCTGGAGTTTATTACACAACTCATCGTAACGGAAACATCAATAGAGTAATCAAGACTAACGAGACAATTGTAACATCTGATGGTACTAATACTACTAGTCAACTTGTTCGACCACGTACACGATCATATTCTGTAAATTATCGTCAACCAGGTAATGGTGGCTTTGTAAAGCTTCATCGTTTATCAGACCAACTCGGTCGCATTCAAGAGGTAGGAGCTTTCTATTCGACAGGACAGACTATGAACGTTGTCAATGCAGATGGTCAAACAATTATTACAACGCCTCGTTAAAATTTGTTTAAACTTTTAACTTATTAGTTATATAATGTAACTATGGCTTATCCATCGGGATAAGCCAACTTAGGGCCTTTAGCTCAGTGGTTAGAGCATCCGACTCATAATCGGCAGGTCCTGGGTTCAAACCCCAGAGGGCCCATTCTTTTAAATTAAAAATCAAATATGCTGGTGTAGCTCAATTGGCAGAGCAGCTGATTTGTAATCAGCAGGTTAAGGGTTCGAGTCCCCTTACCAGCTTTCCCGTAATTAAACAATTACAGACACAGACACAGAAAGGAGTTTGATATGGGAGATTTAAATAAAAACGGTTACGAGATTAGAGAAAGCTTACTTGGACTTGCAGTCGGAATTTTGGATACAAGAAACGCGACATTGCGTGAAAATGAGTATCTAAAGCCCGAAGGACAACAACAAGAAATTCAACCGTATGATGTAAATGAAGTTTTAAAGACTGCTGAGACTTTATACGAATTTGTATCCAAGAAGTAATAGGTTTTTATGCTGCACAAGGTCGTAAGATTATTATTAAGTTTACATGGAATTTTTCATGTTGTTGAAACAGGATTAAATCTATATGAAGGTGCGTATCTTAGTGCAGCGTTGACCTTATGTTCTTCAGTTATAATGTTACTTGGTGCTTATATTGATTATGTGCATCACAAGTAATCAAATTTTCAGCTCTGGTGGTGGAACGGTATACACAGAAGACTTAAAATCTTCCGCCTTTCAGGCTTGCGGGTTCGAATCCCGCTCAGAGCAATTAAAAAGTGAGTTTAAATTATGAACTTCTATCAAGATGTTTTAAGAGAAAACAATTATCTTAAAGCTTGCTTAGAACTTGATGACTTCGTTTATGCAGTATGCATAGGTGCTTCTGGCTCACAAGTAAAAGCATTAGGCTGCATAAAGTTTTTAAACGGTGTTGATCACTATAGAAATAGAGATAAGATGTTTAAAAACGTAAAGTGTCAAAAGTATTGGGTTCTTGTTGAAGAAGATGTTTACGCTAACTTTAAAAAAGGTTATAATACTTTTGTAATAAAATAACTAAGGGATATTAGCTTAATTGGTAAAGCAGGGGACTTTTAATCCCTTGAGTGTAGGTTCGAGTCCTACATGTCCCATTCAGCACTCGTAGCTCAGGGGAAGAGCGTCGGTCTTCTAAACCGAATGTCGTAAGTTCAAATCTTACCGAGTGTACTATATGAAAGGAATAAATATGAAAGACACAGATGCGTTCAACAATCAAGAGTTACTTAGTCCTAAGATTATTCCAAAAACGCTAAGTAAACTTGGAAGGTTTTCTTATTGTATACATAATATGATTGGTCATCCTGTTGCAGAATTGTTTTAGGTTTTTGGGTTAGAAAAAGCAGGTGACTATGTTCATGACATCACAGTCCCTTTTCCAGATACTAAAGATTAATATATCAATATCTAAGGTTAAATAAGTATTTCATCTTTTCTAGCAGGCAAGTTAAATGTATCTTCAACGACCCAGCTAAGATTACCTACTTTATCTTCCACAACTTTTCCCTTAACAAAATCTCTTGAAAGAGCATTAGCACTATTAAATGCCTTTATACCTTCTTTAAACATTTGTTTAGATAAACCAGCAGCATCGCGTAAAACGCCATTTACATCTTTTACGTCATACATTCTTTGTAGTATAAACTCAGGATCAAACTTAGTTCTATCTATAATATAAGCTGATGCGCCAAAATCCATTACTCCTATTTGCTCTGAAAGAGTGTAGAATAAGTCGCCGCCGCCACCGCAACTGTCTGAATAATAACCTAAATTATTAGCAATCTCGTCAAAATTAAGAGTGCCATTGATTAATCCTTCTTTTCCAAAGTTGATAACTGAGCTGTATTTAAATAATTGTTCTAGAAACCCAATACCTTCTTGCGTTCGAAGTCTTTCGTCGCTAAATAGCTTAATCAAATTTTGCTCTACATCACTTATTGTTGACGAATTACTTGCAAGTGAGTCTTTTAAAGCTTGTGCATCTTTTTTTGTATTTAAACTAAAATCACCTATTTCAAATTTAGAAATAGAATTATTGATTACACAAGTGCCTCCGCCACAAATGACGTCATCAGAAATTGTATATACAAATTCATCAGCAAGGCCTTCGTCATTCATTACATAAAACTTACCTATTAAAGGGTCAAGCTCTTTTTCAACAAGTCTTGCAAATTCTTCTTCATTTTGAGCTACACATTTTAAACCTTTAAGTTCAAAGTCAGCTAAACTTGGTGTGTTCTTTGAGAAAGCATACTGTTTTAATATATAACAATACTTTTCAAATTCATCTTTACTAACAATGTCAAGTCCTGGTCCAAAAGTATCAACAAAAGCCAGGAAAGGTTCAGCTAAGATAGAACAGATAAATTGTACGTACTTATATGCTTTAGATATATCACTACAATAATTGTCAAAACCAGGCTGCGAACTTTCTACTCTTGAAGTAATAAGATCTTCACAGACATAATCAAAATCTCTGACTAAAGGATCTAACATGCTGTTAAGTTCATCAGGAAATCTTTCAAAAAAGAAGTCATCTTCGTCATTAATTTCTTTTGAAAAGTTTGCAAGAGTTGATTTAAAACTTAATCCGCGTTGCAAATCAATTTCCCTTGCCTCCTCATCTAATTCTTGCGTGAAACTAAATGTATCTTTAAGACTTGTTCCAGACCTACCTACTAACCTTTCAATTTCTGATTCTATTACTGGGTTTCCTTCGTCATCAAAATATCCAGCACCTGTAAGTTGGTAATTCTTTAAACTTCCCGGGTGATAAATAACACAAACAGGTCCGTCACCTTGCCCGTGAAAGATTACACCGTCTATAACATCTCTTAGAATAGAAGCTTTACCATTTTTAAATTGCCTGCTATAATCTAATATAGACTGGAGTGCCATTGGCGCAGTTCTAAGATCAGTATCAAAAGTACTATCTAAGAACTCAGGTTTATTTGACATTTTTGATAGGAATTCGAGGAATTGACCTATAGCATCATTAGAATCATCTGATATGTCTAGGGAAACTTTCTGATTGTAAAAACCTCGAATGTCCACGTTCTTTTTCTTGCAGATTTCTAGAAATTGGTCTTCTAATTTAAAGTTATCTCCATAAATACCTTTTGCTATTCCTGCATTGAAAATTAGCATTGAAGATATATCAACGTCAAATCTTAAAATAACACTGCCGTATGTTCTTGCAATTGCTGGATTTAGTTTATAACAAGTGTAAAGACCTTTCCCGTACATTTTGCCGCCGCCAGGTATGTAATAACTTCCTAAGTCATAAGGCGCTTTTCTAATATTGTTTGCTATATAATATGCTTGACCTTGAGGCGTCTTAAACTTCTTAAGGTCTTTTGCAGCAGCTTTATATTCTATATTAGATAAAATACTTTGCGCTCTTGTTTTTTTCTTGTCTGATCTTTTTGATTTAACTTCATCGCTTAAGCCTTTATTTGTTTTGGTCAGCTTTTCCTTATAGACAGGATCATACTGCGCTGTTTTAAATCCTGTTAGGTGATATACAGTTGCTATCTTTGAGCTGTAGTCAATTTCTTCTTTAAGCAACTCTTGATAATGCTCTCTTAATAACTTTCTCATTTATTCTCCGAAATTTATATTTTGTGGTATTCTATCTTTTGGTAATATATAATTATGATTAATAAGTCTAAATATGTCTTCTTCTGACTTAAAGTCATAGACTTCTTTGTTGATTTTGTTAATAAATCTAAAAGGTGTATATCTTAAGTCTGTGTTATTTCTTAAGTGCTTCATAATTCTTAAGTTCCAGTCTTCACAACCAGTTAAAAAGAAAAGCATAGAATAATAATTATGATGACCAGCAATAAATAAATCAATACCCATATCAAGTATTCGGCCTTTATAAAAAGATCCTTTAGTGAAAAACTGGTAATTCATTATGTCTTTTAATGTTTTGCCAGCGAGCTGGGGGTTGTCTACTTCAACAACAATATCTAAGTCACCTATTGTTTTTCTACCTCTTCTTAAAGATCCAGCTGGTGAAATGTTTTTAACTTGAACTCCATTCTGCTCGAGAACAAAAACAATATCTTTTGATTCTAATTGATATAAACTGTTTGCACTTTCCCAAGATATTCTGTTTTGTTTGATCCTCATTTTTTTCCTTGTGTGTAAAATAAAAATATTTATATTATAATATAAAAAACAAAAACAATATTAAATTTAAATTAAAAGAAAAATTTAAAAAATGAAAAAAAAACTAAACAACATAAAGTATGATCTAATAGAACAGTGGAAAAAATCATTTGATTATAAAGGATTTAGTGATTTAAAACTTGAAGAAATTAAAAAGCTTTTATTAAGGCAGAAAAACATATCTTTATTAACTGAAAAGTATGGCGCGGATATCTTGCTAGATTTAGAAAAACTAAATATAAGCTTAATAAAGTCGCAAGCTATAGCAAAAAAACGTGGTGACCTCTTTGAAGAATTTATACTTAGCAATTCTTTAAAAATAACAGCGGGAAAAGATGTTGAAATATATACTCAGATAGATAAGAAAAGCTGTTTATTCCCTGACTTCTTGAAAAAAGATATTCCAATAGACAAGATTGATCTCTTAATTAAAAGCAAAGACTATAATGCAGTCTGCTATATTCAAGTAAGTCTTTGGGGTGGAGGTCAACAGCTAAACAGGGGCGAAAAATATAACTCTATTGAAAAAAACAGCTTATATGATATATGTCATGCTAATGGCTGGAAATTCCATACTATAGTTTGCAATGAGCCGCCTAATATGTCAACTACAAGCAAAGAAACAAGAACGTTTCAGATAATAAAATCTGGGCATGAAAACAATATAATGATGTACCCATCAAAGTTTTTTCATATTTTAAAGGAAATACAATGATTAAGAGCGAAGTAACGAACGATCAATTTTATACAAAAGATGCAGTTGCGCATACCTTAATTAAAAAGTTACAAAACAAATACAAAAACATAGACATGTATATAGAACCATCAGCTGGGTCTGGTTCTTTTTATAACTTTTTGCCTAAAGGGAAAAGAATTGGTCTAGATATTGACCCTAAACATAAAGAAATAAAAAAGCAAGACTTTTTTAGTTTCGATAGCAGTAACTTAATAAAATCATACAGCAGCATTTGCGTAGTAGGAAATCCTCCTTTTGGTAAAAACTCATCTTTAGCAATTAAATTTTTCAATCATAGCGCTTCATTTGCCAAATATATAGCTTTTATTGTTCCTAGAACGTTTCGCAAAGAGTCAGTAATTAATAGGTTAAATAAACACTTCCATTTAGTATATGAAGAAATTTTAGAAAAAAAATCGTTCAAGCTAGTTGACAACACTGATTATTCTGTGCCGTGCACCTTTCAAGTCTGGGAATGGAAAAGCTTCAAGCGAAAAGCTATATTAAGAAGCAAAAACCATAAAGATTGGTCTTGGGTTTCAAAAGAAGAAAATCCAAAATTTGCTATAAGAAGAGTCGGCGTTAACGCTGGTAAGATTTTTAAATTTGATAAAAATATATCACCGTCTTCACACTACTTTATAAAATGCGATTCGCAAGTATTTGATAATTTTAGAAAGCTGTTTGAAAAAATGTATAGTAAAGAAAACAATGACACGCATAAATATGACACTGTTGGAAATCCTTCAATTAGCATGTCTGACTTGGTTGAGGACTATTCCAGACTGTTCTAACGTATAATATTATCAAGTTAAAGCAATCTAATAGTAGCGTGTTATAGACAGCAAATTAAATCAAAAATAATTATACGTTAATCCTGTTTTAAAGGACTAAAAATAAATGAATAATCATATCAACTCTGTTAAACTTCCTAGCCACATTCAATATGTGCTTTCTAATTTGTTTAAAACAATTGACATTTATGACTATCTAAAAGAAGATGCTTGGATTGCAGGTGGCTTTCCAAGAATCATCAGTAAGGAACTTAATTCTAACGCTAGTCAGACTTTAGAAAAAGTATATAAGTATTTTTATAACACAGGAGACATTGATGTCTTTTCAAGTAATGAAGATAAAGTCAGAGATATCACTAGTACAATTAGTAATAGAGTCAAAGCTATTAGAGAAGAAATAATGTCTGATGGTTTTTATCTTAGCAGAGTAAGTGATACAATTAAAGATGTAAATAGCTTTGATCTTCCTTTTACTTTTAATTATGAAAGAAATCTAAATGCATTAAATAAAATTTGCAAGCAAAATAAGGTTAAATATGTTGACGAAGTATCGAAAGAAAATCTAGCGTTTAGTGTAATACAAACACAATTTATTAATAAATTCATCTTTAAGGATATTAAAGAATGCTTTGATAACTTTGATTTTTCTAATTCTAAACTCGCAATATCTTTTAAGAATGGTGAATACTACTTGCACTACACAGGCTTTGCAGAGTTTTATAATTCCAGAGGACTTTTGAACATTGAGAAAGTTGAATCTCCATACCTATCTGGTAGAATAACAAAGTATACAAGAAAGTATATGTTTAACATTGATGATAATGAGAATTTTAGAAATCAAATAAAAGACTATCTATATAAGATACTACAAGGGAAGTGGCCTGATATTTATCATGGAACATTTGATATTGCTAGCGTTATAAAGAATCTTCATTCTAGTATTAATCTAGACAGTAATGAGCTCTGTCTTTTCCTAGGGATGTTTACTCATATGAATAGAATAAAAAGTAACTGCGGGTATGGTTTTATGCGAAGTAAAATTATTGAAGTTGATTGGGCAACACATGAAATGAGTCAACAAAATGGCTAAAAAAAAAGAAGTAGAAAATAAACTAGAAAAATGCCCGTATTGCAAAAATAAAACAGTTGCTTTCTATATGCATGAATGTGAAAGATCAATGTCAGAGTATTACGGCTGCAATAAATGTGACGACTGGTGCATTCACTGCAATAAAGATTGGGTTAATGGCACAAATAAAAAAAGGTAAAATTTATATTCTTGATAACGGTTTTGATCCAATTGAAATTATTATTGCTTTAGAATCTGAAAGAGAATTGAGATATGACGAAGATATTGTATATAATATGTCTTTAGACTTTGTTGAAGTCTTATTAGAAAATAGAATAGAAACAGCTTTAGTTTCAGACTTACATAAAATAACAGGAGTTAACTATAATGATTAGTGTAGTATTTGGAATTACACATCCTAGACTATGTGAAGAATTGCCAGAAGGAAAATATAAGTTTTTTGACATTGGAGAAACAAAATCTTCAACATTGATATTAAAAAACTTAATGAAAGATTTACTGGATTATGACAGCCATCAGAATATTGATTTAGTTTTCAGTGACTTTTGTAAAAGTAGAGTTCTAAACAACGAAAGTAATTACCATCACATAAGACTTAAGAATATATTTAAAGAGTTTAGCAAGTGGTATAATGGAACAAAGGTCTCCGCTACTAAAATGTATTTAGTAAAAAGAGAAGGAAACAAAGTTTTAGACGTACATGAAAGATGGAACACTTATAGAGAAAATCCGCACTACGTTCCTAAAAAAAGAAAAACTAAAAAGTCTTTTTATGTGTAATTTAAATATATTGTATTTATAATATTATATAAGGAGAAAAAATTGATTCAATTAAACAAGATATATTTTGATGGTAAAGGTTACGTACAAAGGCGTATAGACTCAAACGATCCGCCAGAAAAAGAACTTGCTAAGATATGCTCAAGATTTAATTTTACACCAGTTGACAGTATATCGTTTGAAAATTATCAACCAAAAACTTATTGTGACATTACAATAAACGACTATTACATCCAGGGAGTTTCTGTTAAACATATTTATACAGATATCAAAAAAACTCCTCGTGATATATTATATCCTTCACATAATCCGACACCAAACCCAGGTGATCTCTATTAAATAGAAAGAAATGTAAGTGAAGAAAGATTCAAACAAACATGAGTGGATTCCAGTCTTGGTTGATTATTTATATGTCTCGGGAGATAAGCTTGAAAATATTTTTGCGCATGCAAAAATAATTCACGGGTATCGTGAAGATGGATATGAGTATTATGAAGTAATGATTCCATCACATGACTTCTTTACTTGCTACATTGATGCAGATAAAATAGAAAGTTTTCTATGAAAATTGATAATCTCAGTATAGTATCGTTCATTTTTTTCTGCCTAACATTTTTACCTGTTGCATTAGTTATGTCAGGCACTGCGTTATCTATTTTAGGAATTTTATAAATCAAATGACAGAAGAAAACGTTAAAGAGTTTTTTTATAGTATTAATAAGTTAAAGCTTAGCAAAAGACAAAAAAAAAGAATGCTACAGCTTTTTCAAGTAAGAGGTCTTAATAAGAAAAACAGAACAATGTCTTATCATGAATTTAAGAAAATTATTACAAGTAGGAAGGGTAAAATAACGAGTTTAGTGCTAGGACCGAAGTGGAACAGACTTGTTTTTGTTGACATAGATATAGAGATATAGCATGAAAGATAAAGATAGAAACGAAGTCCAGAGACAAGTTATTGACGAAATAAAAGAAAACGGCGCAATATTAGTTTATGTAAATGCTGACGGTAATGTTACATTATTAACATCAGGAAATATAACTAAGTTGCAATCAAAAACTGCTGAGCGTATGTTAATTTCTGTAAATCCTTCGATTGTTTTAAGAATTGTGATATGGATGGAAGTTAGTTTTGTCAAGCTAGAAGATGTAGTTTCAAGTTTTTTTAGGAAGATATTCAAAGTGTAATTTTCAAAATTAATGTTTATAATATAATGTAACCAATAACCACCAAGGACAATAATATGTCAAAAAATAAATTTAAAAAACAAATACAAGAGAAATATAAAGGAAGAGGAAATACATGGGTCAAGATCCCAAAAGACTCACAAGCTTTTCAAAGTTTTTTAAACCTTATTCCTGACTGCAGTGAAGGTTCTACTTTTCTTAATCATGTTAATCGTGAAGGCTTTGGGTGGGCTAGATTTTCTAAGGTTGAAGGAACTGATTTAGATCCTGTTGAGATATTTGAAGTTAGATACAAAGGCTCTAAATTTGACCAGCCTGATAACATACTCACAGTTGCTCATTCTATATCGAAAAACTTTCCCCTTTTAGGAAATACACCCGTTAAGCTTGATATTGAAATTTTGCCTGAATATAGGAAAGCCAAAAAAACGGTGCCTGCTTTTAAACGTAAAGTTACTAAAAACAGTGAAGAAGTTATTGAAGACTTTCAAGACGTAGCACAAGAAATTCAAATTATCAAGGAGTCTGTGTTAACTAAGCCTTCAAATGCTGAGCTGGAAAACTGGTATGAATTTTTAAAACTTAATGATCTTTATGAGGAAAATGTTTAACTTTTATGTTTTAACTTCGTTTGTTTTTGTGTTTAGTTATCTACACTCTTTTCATAATCGTAGAAAAAGAACAGACGTTTATTTTGTATTTTTATTTACTGAACTAACTTTATTGTTTACTTATTTTAATTTTCAAAGCTTATTTAAATAAAGGACTTAACTATGACACAATGGGTTGAAATTCGACAAGGTGACACTATTTTTTTTAAAGAAAAGTCTGGAAAAGGGTCAGTTGTTTTTACGTTTAACAGAGGAAACTATTTCATGCCAGCAAAAGTTGGCATGAGAATTAAAGGTATTAAAAAGCCCATTGCAGCTCATGAAGAGTTTATCTTTAGCGGTAGTACAGTTCAGGCTGCTTCTGGTACATCAAGAGTTATTAAATGTGAGTTATTAAGACTCTCTGACAACAAAAGCTTCTTCATCTCTGAGATGAACTTGATGTCATATTTTGCAAAATCAGATAAAAGCAGCTTAGGTAGCTACAATTTCTAAGGATTAATCATGAAGTACTTTTACATGGCGTGTTTATTAGTAATATCTTTATACTCTTGTGTTCCTCATCATGAATATGAAAGAGTATTAAGTGAAAATAAAGACATTATGAAAACAATTAAAAGAAACGACTTTCTAACACAAGAAGTACGTCAACTTGAATTTAAGATCAAGAACATTGAGTTTGGTTTGAAAATGTGTGAAATAAAACTAAGAAAGCAAGATAGAAAGCTTGTTGAGTGTATAAACTTGAGAGGCTGCAAATGATTAAATCTCGACATGAATTAAAAAGCAAAGAAATAGAGATTGATTTAAACGGTCCAGAAGGCAATGCTTTTAATCTCATTGGCTTAGCTGGATCATTAGGTAGTCAATTAAATATGTCAAAGTTTAGAATAAAATGTATTCAAGATGAAATGATGCTTTCAGACTACGAAATGTTAATTCAAACTTTTGATAAGTGGTTTGGTGATTATGTCATACTCTATCGATGATATTAAGATTGGCGATATGTTATGGGTAGAGTTAAAAGGACCTGACCAAAATTTTGGATATGGCGAAGTTTTTGAAGTTTGGAAAGATAGCGAGACAGGATATGAATACTTTGAATTTCATTGTCTTGTTAATGGTGGACAAAGATGCGGAAGGATAGACCAAATAATAAAAAAGCCAAACATACGAATGGTGAATAAACACTTACAGTCTCGAAAAGAGTATAATGAGATGATGAAAGAAAAAAAATAATTAAGTGTAACTTTTATATTGTTAATTTATAATAATAAAAACATACAAAGGAAATTTATATGGACATTCAATCAATCAGAAAAATTATTTTTCCAAAAGTGCATGATATCATTGTTAAACTTGAAGAAGATCAACATGAAATCAAACTAACGTTACTTCGAGAAATATTCAATGACGCAATTAATAGTCACTTAAACATTAGCCATATAAGTAATGTGAGTATTAAATCAATGTTTTCAGGCAGAGGTCGCGCTTGGGCTAGAGTTAATGTAGGCAATAATAACCCAGTATGGGTTGAGATAAGAAACACTCTAAGTCATGAGATGTCAACATCAGATAAAAATTCGAGCACGTTTAGAGAATGTAGTAATATGATTGATATATTTGAAAGTAATGGTTTTGCTTGGATGAGATTTTCTTCTTCATCAAAAGGATTTTCAAGATTTCAAATAAGAACAAAAGGCTCAAAGTTAGAAGACCATATAAAAGTAAGAATAGATAATTTGGATTTATTAAATAGTAACGTAGTTAATCTTGAAGGAGTGCCTCATAATTTAGGACTAGAGCCAGGAATATTTGAGAACAATAAATCTGTAAAAGAAATAATAGACGTACCTGTTGTCACTGAAGATTTAGGTGCATTAGGTATTGTAAGACTAGAAGATTTAATAAATGCATGATATAGCAGTTGGAGAAATTGTTTTATTTAAATCACCTGTATATCGTAAAGGTTTGTTGTGCTTAATAATTTCTATTGATAAGATATATAATATTCCCACTAAGGATTATTTTCTTCAGTATAGTTTGTTTTGTCCAGAATCTATTCATAAATTTAGATTCTGGAACAGTTCTTGTAAAAATTCATCTAAGATAGAAAAGGTAAATTAATATGTCAAAGTGTGCTCGATGTACAACCTGTACTGCTGGCATTATGTGTCAATGTGGTAAATCAAAAAAGAAAGAAAGATCAAGCGTAAATCATCCTGATCACTATATGAAGGCATCAGGCCATGAAGTCATCGACGTGATTGATGCATGGCAACTTGATTTTAATTTAGGTAATGCAGTTAAATATATTGGTAGAGCAGGAAAAAAGAATCCAGATAAAGCTATAGAAGATCTTGAAAAAGCTGTCTGGTATATTACTTACGAAATTAATTCTTTAAAAAAGTAAAAACAAATACAATTTTTATGTTATATATAGACTCAAAATAGGAGATTTAATATGATTAAAGTTAAGAAAATTGTTTGGTCGTTTGATGGAACAGACTTTGAAGATTGTGATTACGAAGAATCAAGAAAGATTGCAGTATTACCTAAGTCGTTAAAAATAAATGAAGATGATATTGATAGCGATGCGCAAGAAGAAGATATCGTCGAATATCTTGAATCTACATACGGCTTTGAAGTCGAGTCAGTAGTTTTTGATGAGGATTAAGCGTGCATTAAAATTAATTTTGTCTTATAATAGTAAAAAGAGGAAATCATGAAAGACAAAATAAAAGAAAAATTTAGTGGTGTTAAGCATAAATGGATATACTTTCATACAGACACTAAAGAGTTTCAGCATATATTAGACAAAATAACTTTTGCAATTAATGAAAAAAAGTATTCTTCAAAAAAAGCAATAAGCCTTACTAGGTCTTTTAAGTTTCATGAGAAAGCTTTTTTAAAGTTTGTAAAGACAAAAGGTAGAAAAAACTTTGTTTGTGTATGTAACATTATCGACAAAGAAAACAACAAAATAGAAGTTGCCTTAAAGCCCGAGACACTTCTTAATGCTAACATGCTTTCTAATACGCCTAAATCTTTGAAGTTATATAAAACAGATGAAAAAAATAAAGGACAGTGGAAAAAGCCAGATGACGGGTTTATTGATCCAGTTCAATATCCTGCTGTTGAAGAAGAGTTAACTGAACTTGGTTATGCAATGTACAAGGACTGGACAGAAGAAGTTGCTGCTTCTGGTTTGAGCAGCACAGACTATTATAGAAAGATTTGTGGGACACTTAAATACTATCAGCGAGGATAACATGGCTTATTGTAATGTTTGTGGTGAAGAATATCCTAACAAAAGAAAAGACTTAGGTTATAAAACGTGCATTAGTTGCGGTGATAAATTTGCAAGAAAAGAAGTAATAAGAAAATCTAAGTGTGTTGCTCCCCTATTTAATAAAGGTGCTTACCAATTTATTGGAAATATAAGTGAAGCAAAAACATTAGGTAGATAACGAGATTTTAATAATGAAAGACTACTGGAAGACAGGCAAAAGAGAACTTATATCTACTAAGGATATGTTTCAAATATTAGAGACTGTGTCTAAAAGTAAAGGTCATAAAATAATAGTAGGTACTGATAGTGTTAAGTTAGGTTATAACTTTATTTTTACTAGTGCTATATGCGTTTTAAATACTGAATTTTATGATAGACGTTATTTTTACGTAAGGCAAAAAGTTAAAAATAACGTCTATCTAGACTTGTCACGTAGACTACTTAAAGAAACTGAAGATTCAATTAAGATTGCATTAGATATTAAAGATAAATTTAAATTAGCAAATATTGAAATTCATGCAGATGTAAATGAAAGTTCAAACCATCTTTCTTCTAGATATAAAAACATGATTAAAGGTTACGTTTCAGGATGCGGATTTAAAGTTAAAACTAAACCTCAATCTTTTGTTGCTTCATCAATCGCAGATCTTCATACAAGAAAGACATAGTAGCTTTGAGTAGAGTAGCTTCTCATTTTTTAGTTAACATTGAAGAAGTAAACTCTGTTTTTGGTTATAGTATCAAAAACCCTGCAAAAAAAATAAAGTCTATCTATTTAAAAACAGGTGTATATCTCTGCTTTGTTGATGAAATGTTATTAAATAAGAACATTGACGAACAATTTTGCGAAATATTATATGAAGGGGAAATAATAATACTCAGACATAAAGATATTATTAAACTCGTAATATAAACCCTTATATTTAATATAAGGAGGTGTATTATGTCCACTTTATTAATCACTGTTAATGATGAAAACAATACGTTTGAAATTGCAAACAAAACAAAGATTTACGTTTTTGACAATGTAAAGGAGTACAAAGAAGAGCTATGTGATATTATTGAAAAAAATAAAATGTCTTACGTTGAAATAAAGTCTTTAGTTGAAAGCTGGGGAGGAAATATTGATTTATTTGATTTAAATACTTTAATAAAAAATTATAAAAAAAATGAGATAAAAGGGTTACCAATTTAAATTTAGTGTTTAAATTATACATAACAACATTTTAGGAGAAAAATTATGTTTAACACAGTTTATGGAGAATTTCCAGCCAATCGCTATTTTTATAAAGACTACAGTAAAGCAATTGATGCTATTACAAATGATGTTTTAAGTCTTACATCTTCAGCAAATACTTTATCTTATTCATTGAAAGAAATAGACGGTAATCTTATTTTTGACTGTATTGCGACTAGTATTACAAAAGAAAATCTGTCTATAACTTTTAAAGATAGAAAGCTCTGTGTAAAGACTATTGATGAATTAAAAGATTTATCTTATTTTAAACCTGTTAATATTTCTTTGCCTTTAAGAAAAGATATTGATGTTAAGTCTTCTTTTGCAGAACTCGAAAACGGCGTCCTTAAAATCACAATGCCTTTAAAAGAAGATTATAAAGAAAAGAAGATTAGTTTTAAATAAATACTTTTAAAAAAGTAAACAATAAAAAACCAGCTTACGCTGGTTTTTTTGTATCTAGCAAAAGAATTAAATTATTGATCGATAGTAATAGACTTCTGTGAAGCGTAAAGTGTTTCTTCTCCTTCAACAATATCTATAGTTTCTACGTTATCTTCTAGATAACCTACATAACCTTTTCCTTCTATATAGACTTCGCACTCATGACTATATAGTTTTACTCTATGCTTATCTAGCAATGCTCTTAAATCATTTAAAAAATACTTAACTCTCTTGTCAGCACTTGCATTTGACTGCACATAGTCTATCTCTGTAAATCCTTTAGATGTCATTGTTTCCTTTCCTTACGTTAAATATTGACAAATTCCTGGAATAGTAAATGTTATAAAGTATATTATAGCTAAATAAATTGGTGCGTTTTCGCATTCGTTTTTCATAGTAATCACCTCTTATTTTATGAGGTAATTATATACAATATTATCAAAGTTTATAAAAATGTTATGTTTTTATTTGACATTACTAAAATGTTATTGTTTAATAAAATTCTAAACCACTTAAGTCTATCTGTTGTTACATTATTGTATTCATCTATTACTAAACACGGATCGCCTTTATAATTGCCGCTATTAATAATACCTAACCTGTTTCTTGTTTTGCGTTTCATAGGTTTCGCTTCGTCAAATCTGATTCTAATCTACTTGACAAAAAGAAAAGATATCATGATAATAAGAAGAACCCACATGAGATTGTTATCACGACTTTGATTACAGCTTTCATGACTTTCGTTAATACCAAGCCTTTCTTGTCTTTTAACTGTTATTTTGTTTTTGTTGTCATGATTTATAATGTTATTGCTATCACTAATTACTAAATCAAGTTCAGCACACGTGCTGCCCCATTGTGTAGGACAGCCATCTTCAACATTTAAAATGCCGTCGCCATCACTGTCATCATCACAGCCGTCTCCCCAATCATCGCCGTCCATATCTTCTTGCATTGGATTATAATACTCAAGGCAATTATCACACATATCACCAGTGTTATCACCATCCATGTCTAATTGATCTGGGTTAGGATAACGCATGCAATTATCATAAGGATCTTCAACACCATCATCATCATAATCATCAGCGTTCTGATATGAATCACCTAAGTCTGTATTTGCTATTAATACTGAACCTTTTCCTCCACCACCACTCTGGTCAGGTGTTCCACATTGTTCAAAATTATTATCGCATTCATAACTTTGCCCCCATGATATATTGTTCATAAAAATAAAAATAGTCAAGCAGAGTCCAAAATAAAACCTCATTTTAATTTCCTTTAACTAGGTGAATCCACCCGGGCAAATAAGAACTTCCGTCTGAAGTAAAGACTGCATTTTCAAAAGCTTTTTTTAAATACTTTGTAACACCGTTATAATTGCCTGATGTGTATCCACATTTAAAACAGCCGTCCCATTTCCCTGCAGGATCATTAACATAATAATGCTGGCTGTCGTAACCTCTAACAACTAAGACGTGACCGTAAGATGTGAAATATCCGTGAACGATGGCAATGTAGCCTTGCGACAATGCTGACGTGAGATCTTCCGGCGTTGCATTAGTGTATGTATTGATTTTACTATTTGCAGAATAACTGTTATATACGTAGTTCAGACCAGACGGCGACTGTGCAGTGTCTTTGCCCCATCTAGAAAATATTTCATCAGGGTAAATTCTGTATTGGAAGTGGCTTAAAACCATCGCAATAGATGTATTTTGACATGTTAAGTAAGGATAGTTTATATTGTCATATTGATTGTAATAAGGAATACTGGATATTTGTGTTAAAACACTTTGTTGCTGCGTCTGTTGTTGCTCCCATAAATTTTGAGGTGATGCATTAACATCACACAATGTATATGCGTCTCCTTCTTTTACACAAACGCAAGGACCTTCAACACAGTCGTATTGTTTATCTTGTATGTTATAAGTTACAGCGTAACTTGAATAAATACACTGGTCGTCACAGGATGCACCCACATGTTTAGTGTTAGAATATGACTTGTCTCTATAACTTATTTCATACCCTTGATAAGACGACAATTGATCAGAACAGCTAAACGTGAAAAATGTTAAAAACAACATTATCAAATACTTCATAATAACTCCTATATAACTATATTATAACTATATTATAAGTATATTCCAAGTTTTACAAATCTTATGTGTCTTACAGTGTTTACCTGCGGCTTCGTCAAAACTAGTAAGCTTTTTGTAAATACAAAAAAACCAGCGATAAGCTGGTTTTACATATGACTTAGTTTTTTTTGTTATCAATAAAAGTCTCTAGGTAAGATAGCGTCTAATGACTCTGGAGCACATGTATCTTCAAGACGTCTTCTAAAGGTTGCAACATCCTTTTCAGACTCGTCTAATAGAGATTGTGCAGCATTCTCAATTTGTTTTCTTATCATCGCGTCAGAGTTCATCCAAGATGAACACATTTGTGAAAAAATGTCAAGAAATGGATGTTCTTCTGCAGAGCTTGCAGGATCAAAATCTTTATAACTTGGGTCATGTGTATCTTGAAATTCTGGCAATCCGGGATCTGCTGTTATGTCGATATTGTCTACGTTTTCTGCGATAACACTTCTAATAATACTTCTTAATTTTCTTTCAGTAATTTTCATACTAACTCCAGGCTTTAAATGTATGTAGTATATATGCATTTAAATATCTTATTTTTTTATTATCTTTAAAGAATTAATAGAAACAACATCAATAGAGCCATCGTTAAACATAACTTCGTATCTTTGCGGCATTTCTAGACCATTATCATGTATGTTAAATATCATATTAAGCTTTTTAACTACTAAGACTATATGTCCTCTAAAATTGCACAGCTTGCCAGCTAAACTTTCATTTATTTTAAAATTTTCTTTCATTACCATGAATAACCTTTATTACTGGAAATCTTAACGAATATTCTCCTGATTGGTTTTTAGATTCTTCAAAGTATTGGACTGTAATTGTTTTTCCTAATATTTCATGAGGGTTTATAAATAAATTCTTGCGCTGATCTATAGTAAATCCGCTGCCTACTCTAACTGTGTTACCTTTGTGCTCGATAGCTACTCCGCTTAACATTTCTTCTTCTATTTCTACACCTTCTTTGATATATCTAAGAGGGCCAAAAAAAGTTTCTATCACCTTATACTCAGAATCGTAAAAAGTTTTTACCTTCAAGATATCATTAGACCTTTTTCCTTGATAAGGAACGTTCTTTCTTATCATTAAACCTTCCCATCCTCTTTTAGAGGCTGTTATTGTTAGATCATCTAACTCTTTAAAAGAAGATATAGGTGATTGTTCAAGAAAGTTAATTAAATTGTTTTGTTTTCCCAGCACTATATGTTGTAGTGCATTTATTCTCTGCGAAAAAAGACCTGTTTCGCCGTAACCTTTCGAAAACATTCTATAAGGAATAAAGTCAAAAATCTGAAATAAACCATTTTGTATTACATGATCTTTTCTGCCGATTTCTTTCATAATACTTTGAAAGTCTTCATTACCTTCTTCATCTACAATACACATTTCTCCATCATAGACAACGTTTTTAACACCTAATTCTTCGAGTTCTTTTTCGACCAAGGATAATGTATGAAATTGTTTTCCTGATCTGGCGAATGATTTTGCTTTTCCTTTGTCGTCCACAATAATAAGGCAGCGAACACCATCGAGTTTTCTTGATACATACCAAACATCTTTTTCAAAATCAACTTTCTTCTTTGTTTTTTCATCATACTTATTTGCTAATGCAACATTAAAAGTAGGAATAAGGCCTGGCAAAGCTTTATTGATAATTTTAACTGAGGCTCTAATCTTTAGGTTTCTATCTAAAATTAGATAGAGTAAGTCCTTAATCTCAGGATTACAATAAACATACCCGTTAATTTCTTTTATTGCTCTATGTCCTGTAATTAGTCGCTGGTTTAAAGACTCAAGCAGCTGAAATATGGAGTCAAATTTGGTATAATCCTGGGTTATGTCAGACCTTTTTTCTAAAAGCTTTGCTGTAACATAATACTGAAGAAAATTGTTGTAAGTGTAATACAGAACTTTTCTTACGTTTTTACTTGCTGTTGAAATAGTTTTAACTTTATCGTTAGATGAAGTAGACTTATTCATCTCTTCCAGGAAAGAGTTAACTTCATTAATCATAAAAAGCTCCTATAACTTTAGTTGCTAGGACATAAAAAGATAAAAAAACAAGAATCTCAATAATAGAAAACATAAAAATTGTTATGTTAACCGCAAGATTCTTGTCCTTAACAAGATCTTTGTTGCGCTGTGTAGTATCGTAATACAAAAAAGCATTCAAGATCAGAATTAAAATTATACCTGCATAAAGCATGCTATTCTATGTAAAACAAATCAGCATCAGCTGATATTGCGAGTGCTTCTAAAAACAACCTTGATTTATAAGGAATACGTTTGTTTTCCTTGCGACAGCTATCATAGACTACTTCAACTCTTCTTAATGCATCTTGTGGTGATGAAGACTTAAGTGCATATGCAACGATACTTGTCTCGTATTCACCTAAACCATTCTTGTCAATAGTAATCTTAAATCTATTCTTTTTTCTCATTGTCTTACCTATTAGTTCGTATAAAGCCGAGCTGCGGTTTGTGCCCTATCTTGGGTATTGTACTTACCTACAAATGTCCAACCACTGGACCATCTGTTTTCAGCTTTATGATAAAGTTTAAAAACACTTTTTTCTTTAGTAATTTTAAATGTTTCTGTATTTATACAATATAACATAATTTTCCTGTTTATAAATTTATTTAATATTAATTACGATGTCTGTTTGGTCTGCATCAAAAATTAGACTACAGCCAGTAGCTAATACCCAGCATCGTTTAAGACCTCTAGATATTGAAGGTTTTGGAGCTCCACCGTCAGTTAAAACAATATAACCGTCAAACTTTTTCCTGTTTTTAATTGCATGTTTTGTAACCGATTCAAAACTTGTTCCGCCTGTAAGAGTTCTTTGCATGTCGGGTCTCGTGTTCTTCTTCCAAAGAAAAGATGATTTTTCATCTACAGTGTGATCAAACTTATATACATAAAAGTCTGTCCTGTTTGATAAATTATCTAACTCTGAATAGAACTTCATTAGCTCTTGGTTTGAAACAGATCCACTTTCGTCAATATAAACAGCAATCATGGGCTTGTAAACTTTCTTAAAACCTGCATGAATACCTGGATATTTTCTATTAAGCTTTCTAACTGATGATCTTCTATCATCTCTTCGAGTAAATCCACAAAATCTTTTTAGTAATGATTCCCATTTAATTTCGTTAGAAAGCATCTTCATAATTTCTTGACGCATTTCTGAAGACACAGATCCCCAGTTTCTATTATTAGCTTCTTCTGCAGCTTCTTTTATTATTTCTTTAATTTTTCCAGAGATCATTTCTCTTTCAGCTTCAGATATTTCGTCCCAGCCTTCATGATCATCAAAACCTAAGCTTATCATTTTTTCTTGATCTTCGAGAAACTCCTTAACATCATTATCGCTCATAAGCTTTTCAAAATAATATTCAGATGTCTTGTTAGTCGGCATACTTTCAATAAGGGCAGAAAGCTTCATGAATGTCTCCAGTTCTTTGTCAGACATTTGTTTGTTCTGCTCGGGTGATATTTTTAAAGCAGTGCCTGGCATAAGTCCACCTTCAGGTAATTCGTTTCTAGGTATTGTAGAATTAATTGCCAAGTCTGTGCCATAGTTCCAGATAATGTGCGGTTCACGTCTTCTTTCTGTTGTGTGACCAAAAACTAGATGAAGGCATTCATGCTTTAGTAAACCGCCGATATGCTTTTTAGGGAGACCGGCAAGAAACTCTCTATTCCACCATAAAGTAATTTCAGACTCATGCGTAGAAACACCAGCAGTCGGGATTGTTATTGACTCAATCTTATTTAAAGACCTTAGTATTCTGCTGTAAAACGGTTCGTTCCAGAGAAAGTCAACTAAGTGACTAGTTAGTTCAAAGTTATCAATCTTTTCTTGTGAGACTTTGTTTTTCTTTAGTATGCTGTTATTGTTTTCTTTTTTATTTCCCATAAACAATGTCCTTTGTGATGTTTAATCGCCTTATGGTTTATTATAATACAAAGATAGTCTTAAATACACATAAGTATTATTTAGGTGTTTTATTTGCCTAGTATGTCTCTATTGTTATTTACAATCTCAACTACATATTGACCAACTTCTTTGTGAAAGTTTTGAATTGTCTTAATGTTCTTGCCTTTTGTAATACAAGACCAGAAGTGAATCATCATTTCTTCAGAAATAGATTTACCTAGTTTTGCTGCATTCTTAGCTTGTGAGACTGTCCAATCGTTTGTGGCGCCATGTTCACCTAATCTTTCAATGAGAGAATTAATCCTGTCGTTAGACATAGCTTCAATCTTATCTTTACACTTGACAAATGATCGAAGTAGCTCTTCAGGTGTTACTACAACTTCGTATTTCTTGACAAAGTCGGTAAACTCAATTGATGCCTCGTTACCAATAAAACCAATTGCTGTGTTATAAATATCAAAATTGTTTCTGTCTTCCATGAGAGTAGTCCCAGTATGCTTTAAGACTTCATCAAATCTTGCCCATGAAGCTGGGGTTGGAAATACCTGTCCTGGTTTTACTTTGCTAAGATCAACAAAAAGATGTGATTTTCTTGTCTTGAGAAATTCTAGGATCATTGGATCGACGTTTTTAGACTTAGCCCATGTCATCCAATCATTTTTTGAAGGTTCAATATCAACAGTCCAAAATCGTCTTAAGAGAGCTGGGTCCATTTCATTAACATCATATTCATTACCATGATTAACTGCTGCAATGATTCTGGTTTCTGGATGAATGTTATAAGCATTCCCTTCTTCATCATTACCAAGACAGCGATCCAATACAATTTGGAAAAATGATTGTTGTACAGCAGGCAAGCCTCGATTCAATTCATCTAAAAACAAAACAACAGGTTCTTTGCAAGCTCTAACGAACCATGAAGGCATACAAAACGTCATAACACCTTTTGACTTCATACCTTCAATATCAGGATAACCTTGAACATCACCCTCAGACATAATGGATGCTCGAACATCAATAAGAGGCAATGAAACATCTTCAGCAATATGATTTGCTAGCGCTGACTTGCCAATACCAGTTCCACCTCGCATAAGGATTGAGATATGTGGAGGAAGATTAGGAGCTACTTTAAGAAAATTATTAATATTCAATTTAAATTCCTTTTAAAATGAAGTTGTTTTTTATTGATTATACTTTATTATAATTTGTAGTTGAACTTAATTACACTTTAGTGTTTATAATTTGTATTGAATAACTAAGATCAAAACACTAAGCGCAGTACAAAGTGCTGTTTTAAATGTAAAAGGTGTTTCGCCTAGGCACATATAAGTTAAAATTGGGTAGACAAGGTAGGATAGTCCAAAAAACATAAACCTTGCAGACCAAACTGAACCATTGAAATTGTTAACAAAATAAGTCCAAGCATAAAGATAACCATATGCAATAGGAAGGCTAAGCAGTATGATGATCCAGTCCTGTTTGTTTTTGTAATAGTCATCGATAAACTGTAAGTTTTGTTGCAAAAAAGTTAGTGTTGCAGCAAAAACGTAAGCTGCTAAAGCATATGTCATATATTATTTAGACCCCACTCGTGCTACCTCATTAAAACCTTCCTTCTTGAGATCTAAGAAGAAAGTCCAACCAGCGCCACCAAAGCGATTTTTAATAGTTTCTAGAACACGCAAGCCTTTGAAGTCCTCATCTTTCTTTTCTATCGATAGATGTAACATTGCATCAACCATATGCTTTAACTTTTGTGAGCCAGCCATGTTACCACTCTTATTGACTTGCCCAATACAAATAACATTAATGTAATGCTCTTTAGCATAATCGGTAAGCATTTGAAGAGACCTTACAGCAGACTGGCTGTTTGTATTTTCTTCGCCGTATTTGCCATCATTAAGAGTTTGCAAAGAGTCAACAATAAGAAAAAACGGTTTGTTTCCTGCTTTCTTTCGAAGCATATCACACTGTTTAAGAAGTCTTGGGACGTATGATTCTTGGCCTGCGATAAAGCCGCTAGACAGTTCGAGTCTTTCACATGTAAGCTTTACCTGGTATAAGCTTTCCTCTGCTGTGTTAAACAAACATGTATATCCTTGTGATGTTAAAGCATTTGCAAGTGTAAGCATAAGCGTAGTTTTTCCGGCGCCAGGCTCGCCAGTAAACAATGAGATGGTTGAAGGAGTAAATCCTTCTCCACCAAAAGCTGCGTCAATATAATCAACGCCACACGGATTTCTCTCTCTTAGCTTTTTAGGAACGTTGATGTCAAGAATGTTAGTTCCAAAAACAATACCGTCGTTTTTTACTTTAAGCTTCATTATTAATTAATCCTTTGAAAAGTGATTGTTGATTGATTATACTTTATTATATTAAATGGTTGATCTTAATTACACTTAAAAGTTTAAATCTGACGAATATATCTGCCATCAAATTGTGTAACTGCACCTTTCACTAAGACAAAGAAGCAATTCTTTTCAACTCTTCTAGAGAAATATTCAAAATCAGATACGACCAAACCAATAACCTTTTCAGCACCATAGTTAACCTCAACTAGATGATTAGGTTTAAATGAATATCTAATAACAGACTTTCTTTGAGTAAAGTTTGTATCTTTAAGAACTTTCTGAGGAGAAACTTGTCTTGTTTTCTTAGATGCTTGTCTAGCTGCTTTCAAGCCAGTAGGGTTGGTATTTTGCATCTTTGATTTTAGCTCTTTAAGCTGTTTTCTAGATAATGCCATAACAGCCTCCTTTATATGATAATTATATGAACTATTTGCAATAATTACACGCGTTTAGTATATATTATCCTCGCATTGATTTCGGAACCGTATACACTGTCTAGGCCGTTTCTTACATGAGACATAATACAGTCAGACATATAATCGTCAAGATTTTCTTTGCCGTATATAAAGTTTAATCTCTCAGCAAGTTCTTTACCGTAATTCCAAGCTAGGATTTCTTCGTTCATTAAATGAACAAACCCTTTTTTAGATCGAACTGTCCATGGCATATTTTTGTTAAAGCAAATCACTCCTTTTCTTTTAACTTGATTATCAATAATCATATGTCCGGCTTCATGCAAAAGAGTAAAAAATCTTTCACGATATTTAAGGTTTTGATTAACTCGAATCATGTTGAGTTGAGGATACCATGCATCTTCCTCATAAGGCTTTTGGATTACGTCAACTGAGTAGTTGTCTTTGATATATTTAATTAAAATATAAAATTGATTCTTGTATGTTTGAGGGTTCATTTTAATGTCCTTTTATATTATTATAAATTGTATTTAAACAAATTTGCACTTATGTATTAACTAAAGGTTTTTATATTTCTTGATAATATTTCTAATTTTTTTAGTGTGACTATTAACACCTTT